TCCACACGGAAAGAAAGGATCTATTAGATTATCAATTCGATTTAAACGTTGAATTGTTTGAGTTCTTAAACGAACAGGCAGTTAAAGTCTGGAAGACATTTACTCCTAAGCCAGCCGATTCTTTCGGGGCGGATTATTGGGAATTCTACGATAGGAATACTGATAACAATGGGTATTTGGAGATTCGGAATGAGCTTAAGTTTGAAAGTCCTAGCGACGAAACGACTCTGCTATATCAATTTAACAAGAGAAGAATGGAAAGTTTTATTTACGACTTAGAAACAAAGTTTATTCACGACTAGACGAGCACGAAATCACAAAGGCCTGGTTGAGTATGAAAAGAAATATCACCATCGGCCGGGGATGCATTTAAACAACCATCGCAAGACTCGTGGCGTTAACTTGTTGCAAGCTGTATGTGCTGAGTCGGCCTACGAATGGCACAAGCGCGAGAAACAGAATCCGGAGCTTGCGCAGGAACTAAATGCGCTATTTGATTTGATTGGATGAGTTGGAATGAAATCTATCTTATGGATCACAGGAATCATCAGTGGCTTGATCATGATTGGTGGACGGATATATGCAACTTATCTGGTAGTCATCTTACTGGCGCATATCTGGGGGTGAAGGGATGAACAGCAAAGCTTGGTACGCAATCGCCAAAACAGTAAAATATGTTGCCGTCGCAACGATTACGGTAACGGCAATCATGACGACCAACAGTCAAGCAGACAGGTTCTTCTTTTTCTTCCTGAGCCTGTGGTTTCTGTAGGCGATCGCATGGAAAATAAAAAAAGCCGCATCACAATGACACGACTTCCCAATTTATCGACATCACCAGTATACCAGACAGGGGAGTGTGATGTTGTGGTGCAGACTGATCTAGGCTTAGGGATCGACTATAACGAGACTGCAAAGAACGCACGAAGTTTTCTATCAAAGGGCATCAATAAATATCTTTACAAGGCGGGGATGCACCGCAATCAGCTAAAGTCGCCGGCTCTCAACTTGGCAGGCGGTGGATCATCTGGCGGCAATCATGCCGAAGACAAAATTATCAACGGCATGGAAGCGAGCCGAATGTGCCGGTGCATCAAAGACACGCTGGAGAACTGCGAACCGCTGACGTATCAGATCATCTCGGCAGTCTACCTTGAGGGGCTGAAAGACTGGCAGATGGCTGATAAGCTCAGCTACTCGCCATCGCAGTATCAAAATATCAAGCGAACCGCGCTCTGCGAATTCGCTGAACGATTTGAAGGATTTGAAACCAGATATTCATTTGACCGCAATGATTACGTTTATCTCGTTAAAAAAATCGGAGAATGATAAGAGGATTGGTGTAGCGTTTACGTCATATAATGATATCGTGATAGAAATATCACATGGGTAACTATATTCTGAACTGGTTTTCTTCGAATCAAGTTACAGGCGCTTCGGCGTCTGGTTATGCATCGACCGGGCAAGGCGGCCGGTATCCTTAAATAAAATCAATGTTCATGATCTACATGAGTACAGTACCTTCTTTCTGATTGGATGAATTGGTTAAGCCTGAATTTATCGTTTGAAATGTGGCCGTTTAGTGGGTTCGACTCCCACACGATGCTTTCCCGTTGATGCGGGAAACCTTAAATTTGTATTTTGGATCCCAAGTATCACTCCATAAATTGGTACCGCAAACGGTTAGCTATTCCACCTAGCTGGACGGTTCGACTCCGCCATGCGGTATTGCGCTGACACACAGCAGCGCTGCCGGTGTTCTGCCAATACCGGCTGGAAGGTCCCAGGTGGGCACTGCGTTCCAACCATCATGTCGCAGCGCAAAAAAGGGTGCGAGTCCCTTACCTATCCATTTCCTGGCTTTAATTTCTACATTTGCTTATCAACGACTTATACCTGCCAGGACAACGTATCGAGGCTAATCCTCGACAGCGTGGAAGCATGGCTGAGTGGCTTAAAGCGCCAGTTTGCTAAATTGGTAAAGTCCTTTTATAGACTTTCGCAGGTTCGAATCCTGCTGCTTCCGTTGAGAGTAGCGCAATTCACTCTCTTGTCTTTCGATTTAGGCTCAGAAAGGCAGGTGGCATGGTCATCCCCGCCGGAAGTACAGGGATGTCACGGTTCGACTCCGTGAGCCGCCATTCCGCTAGTGGTCAGCGGTGTGCACGCATCATTTCAAATTAAAATAAATATATGCTTGCACTAGCTCAGCTTTGGCTGGGCTTTTTATTTTGGGTAAGGTGGTGACAACATGAGAGCGTATAAGGATTGGGGCGTCTGCTCGTACGAAGAACATAAGATGCTAGTACTAGCCGACAAGATTTATCGCAAACAGCATCCAGAACGAGTCAAAGACAAACCGGCTGAATACACAATCAAGCCACCGGTTTTGCATACCAAGAAAGGAGATGGCTGACATGGCAAAGGTACACCAATGTGGTGAGATCAGATGTCATAGAATCATCCCTTTTGATCAGCGATACTGCGACGTGCATGCCAAGCTGCATGCGCATGATGCCTATCACAACGTATCGCACAAGCAACGGCTTGAGTCATACAAGACATACAACCGTGAGCATCGTGGCCAGACTGCCAATGCTTTTTATCACTCAACACAATGGCAGCGTGTGCGTGACTACGTGGTCAATCGCGACATGTATGCATCGGGAGTGTCAGGCATCACGCTGACTGATCATGATCTGATCGTGGACCACGTGGTGCCAAGACGCTTGTGCAAGGATCCGTTGGACACCGACAACTTGTGGTGCCTAAGCAGACGCGAGCATCTGGCTAAAACCAAGATGGAAAAGCACATTGCGGCCAAGCCGAATGGCGACAACGTGCTGAAACATCTAAATCGCCAAAAATGGGCCGTATACATCGATCGACAGCTGGCAAGGGAAAAACATCGAAACGGTCGCTAAAACATTCATAAGCCCCCCACAGGCTCTCAAATGAGAGCAATCCGCACATTAGCGCTCCGTTACGACGACGACAGTTATAAAAGTTCGCATTATGGGGGCTGTTTGACTTATAAAAAGTAAGGAGATGACATTATGCCACGTAAAATGAAGGTAACCAAGAGCCCAGACAACAAAGCCTATCAAAATCGGCGCACCGAGATGGTCGAAAAGGCGACTGAAGACCTGCAACCGTTGCAGACGTCACCACCAAACTACATGAAGGGCACGATTGCGGGCCGAGCCTGGCAGAGAATCACGCCGATTCTGCGTCAAAGCACGATCATTAAAAATGCTGACCGCTCAACTGTGGAGGCTCTCTGCTCAGCAATCGCACTGTATCGGCTTGGCTTTGACGACGTACAGGAAAACGGCATCCAGACGCCGATCTATAAGAGTGTGCAGAACAATCGCGGTGAAATTATCGACCGCGATTTTGTGGGTTTTAAGAAAAACCCGGCTGTATCTACGATGGATGCAGCAATCAGGCAGATACGCTCGCTGTCATCTGAGCTTGGCTTGACGCCAACCAGTCGAGCATCCCTGCTCTCTCTCACTGCTGACAACGACGATGATGACGGGCCAAGCCTGGCAGATGTCTTGTCGGGTGGTGATAGCTGGTGATGCGCAAGTGGGATTTGACCAAAAAAGGCCAGACGGTTGAAAAAGCCTATGAAACTGAGAAAAACGCTGGTAACTATAACGAGATTTTTAAAAAGTATCGCGACCCGGCGACCAGATATGCGTTTGCTGTGCTTGAAGGCCGACAATTGGCTGGTAAAAAGATCAAGCTTGACGCTTTCCGGCATCTGCAGGACCTAAGACGGCAGACGGAAGATACCGATTTTAACTATCACTACGATTTAAGCAAGTGCCGGGCAATCATCAACTATTCAAAGCTGGTTCCTGACGTTAATGCCGGCAAGCCACTGCCACTAATGGTGTGGGAGCAAAAAATCCTATGCTCGATTATCGGCTGGCGCGATAGCAACGACCAGCTCCGCTACATGCGGGCAATCTTTTCCGTTGCGCGGACCAATGGTAAGACCTATCTCGCTACAATATTGATGTCATTTTACTTCCTAGTAGAGTCAAAGGGCCAGATGAACCACGACTACCTGTACACGGCACCAGTTACGAGCCAATCGCAAAAAGGTTTCCAATATATGCAGTCGTTTTTTACCAAATTGTCGACTTTACCAGCCTTTAAAAAGCTGTTTAAACAGCAAGAAATCGTGGTATTGCATGACGTGATTCTGTCACGGAAGCTACACAACCGACTGCTACGGATGTCATACAAGTCCGGGCAGTTTGACTCGCTCCACTGTCAGTTTGCGGTGGGCGATGAGGTTGGTGATGATCACCATATCGGCTCAGTCATCGAAGGGAACGGCAAGATCACGTCTGGGCAAGGTCAAGAGCCTAACCACTGTTTTTTGCAGGTCTCAACGGCCTATCCAGACAGCAACTCACAGTTTTACAAAGACCAGCAGATGATGGAAGAAGTCATGGAGCGCGACTATGACCGCTCTTTGGACGACAACCTGTGCATGGTCTGGGAGCAGGACAGCCTGGATGAGACTAATCGACCAGAAACGTGGGTTAAGTCCAATCCAATTTTGGATTTGAGCCCCGAAAAGCATGACCAGTTGATGAAATCGCTGCTCTCTGAGCGTGATACCAAGATGGCGAACGGCTCTCTGCCAGAGTTTCAAAACAAGTCGCTCAACATGTGGCTGCAGGTCAAGCAGAACACGTATCTGGACCTTGACGACATCAATCGGGCAGCCGTTGATGACGCGCCGATCGATATTGACGGTCGCGAGTGCTACGTGGGCTTTGACAAATCCAATTTCAGCGATGATACATCGATTGCTTTTGTTTTCCCGTATATGGACAACGGCAAGCCACGCTACTACATCAAGCAACATAGCTGGGTGCCACTTGCGCGGGCTCAAAACAACATTGTTCTGAAGGAAAAACAGGACGGCATCAACTATCGAGATGCTGAAAAGCACGGTTTCTGCGACATTGCTAAAAACGACTACGGCTATATCGATGATGGTGCGGTTTTTGACTGGCTGATGGCCTATGTGGAGGCTCACAAGCTCAAAGTCAAGTACTTCTGCTATGACAAGTGGGGCTTGTCCAAGATGATCGGCTGGATTGAGCAAAAAACCGACTGGAACACGATGCCGGTTAAAAACGTCATCCAAAATCTTAATGAGCCAACCGTTGATCTGCGCAAACAGTTTGATACGGGCACGATCAGGTATGACCATGATCCGATTATTACGTACTCGCTAAAAAATGCCGTGCTGTACGGCAACAACAATGGCGTAAAGATTGATAAGGAAAAGGCGACTACTAAGATTGACTTTGTCGATGCGTTGATTGACGCGTGGTATACGGCAATGTTTCATTTTGACGATATCAGCCTGGAAAAATTCGATGCCAAAAACCCGTTCTCGGGGATGTCAAATGACGATATCAACGACTACTTTACCAACGATTTTTCATTCTGAAAGGAGGATAACTGCATGATTAAAAACATTTTTAAGCTGATTCTGGCGGTGGCGGTCGTAGTGCTGTGGGTTGCAGCACTTTATGCCTTTGTTAAGTTTGGCTTTGCCGTCAACGTGGCGGTAGGCTGGCTGACACTGTCATTCGCACTCTATCTGGGGTCACGCGTGATCTCAGCACTGATTGGCGGTGATGATTAGTGTTTAATCCATTTAAAGCGGTGATCAAACGTTCGAGAATGCTTAGCTCGAGCGGGTGGTCGCCTTTTTTCTCGGCATCAAACGGTCAAGTAGTATCGGTTGGACCAGTTAATGCAAGCGCCGCACTCAACAACTCTGATGTTTTTGCGGTGGTCTATCGTATCAGCTCGGACGTAGCGGCATGCCGGTTTGAGGCTCCAATGGTCGACTACAGGCTCAATCATCCGATGGGTACGCTCATCAACGGCTACAACGTGTGGCAGTCGGTGGTTGCTCAGATGGCACTTAACGGCAATGCCTACATGCTGATACATCGTGAAGGCACGGACGGTGCGGTGACTCAGCTTGAGCCTGTACCAGAGGAGCGTGTGACCGTCACGCTTAATGACGATGGCTCTGACGTCTTTTATACGGTGCATTTCGATGATTCCAACCGTTCTGGCGACTATAAGGTGCCGTCGGCAAACATGCTGCACTTCCGGCTGTTCGTCAATGGTCAGAGCGAATCACAGTATATGGGTGTCAGCCCGCTGATGAGCCTGGCAAAAGAGATTGACGTGCAAGACCAGTCTAATCGGCTGGCATTGAGCACACTCAAGCATGCTTTGGCGCCAACCAATATCCTGTCAATCCCACAGGGGACGCTTAACGATAAGGCCAAAGACAACATCCGCAACGAGTTTGAAAAAGCCAATTCCGGCGAAAATGCCGGTCGAGCGATCGTGCTTGATCAAGGCTTGTCATTGAGTCAGCTGACGGTCAGCCCTGACATCGCTAAACTGCTTGCCAACACCAACTTTAGTCAGGCACAGATCGCTAAAGCATTCTGCGTGCCGGCTGACTATCTGTCAGGCAAACAGGACGAGCAGTCGAGCATCGAGCAGGTCCGCAGTTTATATCAAAACTCGCTGACGCTCTATATCAGACCAATCGAAGACGAGCTTACGAGCAAACTTGGCGTACCGGTGCACTTGGACGTCTCAACGGCGGTCGACATTGACCACCAGCAGTTGATCAGCAACATCGTCAGCCTAACCAACAGCAAGAATCCTGTCTTGTCGGGCGATGATGCACACCAGATCCTAGTAGATCGTGGCGTACTGCCAAAACAGACGTACCAGACGGCTACGCCAGGAAACCAAGACTTAGGAGGTGATACGAGTGCCAACGACAACGGACGTACGGACGCTGACAACGGACCTGACGACACGGAGCAGTGATGACAACGGTATGACGGTCGAAGGATACGCCATGCTGTATGATCAGCCGTCAGTCCCGATGCCATTTGTCGAGTATATCGATCGTGGCGCACTGGACAACGTTGACTTGTCAAAGGTCCTGCTGCTGTATGGTCATGACCTTAACAGCGTTTTAGCTCGTTCGGATGCGAAAAATCTGCAGTTGCGGGCTGACGATAAGGGATTGTGGTTTCGGGCTGCACTCCCTGATACGACACTGGGCCGTGACACGTACACCAACGTGGCTAACGGCAATCTCAAAGGCTGTTCAGTCGGCTTTAAGATCGGCGATGACAAGTGGCTGCAGGGCAATGACGGCCAGGTTATCCACCATATCCGGTCGTTTGACCAGCTGATTGAGATCTCAATCACGCCGATTCCGGCCTACACCGAGACCAGTGTGGACGTACAGCGCTCACTGGAAGCATTTATGAAGGGAGAGAACGAAGTGAAAATCGACTACAACAAAGTGAAAATCGACTACGGCACGTTGGCTGATGCGGTAGCTGACAAGCTTGAACAGCGCTCTGCTGAACAAGCAGATGTTGAAACTACCGACGAAACCGACAAGCAAGACGTGGAAACGACGGAAGAACCACAAAAAGAAGAAAAACCGGAAGAACAACCGGCTGACGATTCTGATTCTGCTGATGTTTCTGCTGATTCTGACGAAAAACCTGCAGAAAAGATTGAAAAGCGGTCTGAACCGCATGCATCAATCGTAACTACTGATGAAAAGATGAAAGAAGGTACTGAAATGCGTGAATTACACGGTGCAAACGAGTCTGTAAAGGACCAATTCGCACACTTTCTGAAGACGGGCGAAATTACTCGTGACAACACGACTGGCGGTATTGGCTTGTCTAACGGCCAAGTGCTGATCCCACAAGACATTCTGCCAGCCGAACACGAACAGCACCAATTCCCACGTCTGGGCAATCTGGTACGGCAAATCGCTGTTAAGCACACGACCGGTAAGCTGCCTGTTTTCCAACCAGGCTCTGGTAAGCTGGCTCTGCACACGGAACTGCAATCTACCACTAACAGCACGTCACCAGAAATCACGGAAATCCTGTGGAATCTTAAGACATACACAGGTCGCTACGTATTTACGCGTGAATTGCTCGACGACTCTGACTACAACTGGGAAGCGGAACTGCAATCTCGGCTGATCGAACTGCGTGACAACACGGAAGACGATCTGATCGTAACTAAGCTGACCGCTGGCGTTACGGCAGTTAAGCCAACCAACTTGATTGACGACCTGAAGCTGATTCTGGACTCCAAGCTGAAGCCATACGACAGCAACGCCGCATCAATCGTGCTGAGCCAATCCGCTTTTGCTCAACTGGACCAGATGAAGGATACCGAAGGCCGTCCACTGGTACAGCCTAACGTAACGCTGGGCACTGGCAACGCAATCTTAGGCAAGACGGTCACGGTCGTAGACGACACGCTGTTCCCAAGTGCTAAGCAAGGCGATGTCAATATCGTGGTTGCACCACTGCAAAAAGCTGTTATCAAGTTTAAGTCCAACGAAATCACGGGCCAGTTTGTCGACACCAACGACATCTGGTACAAGGCTCTGGGTATCTACATGCGGGAAGACGTTGTCCAAGCCAACAAGGGCGTCATCAACTGGGTATCCAGCACGACCCCTGCTAGCAAGTAAGCGTGTGGAGGTGATCAGCAATGATTGAAACGCAGTCGATGCTTAATGAGCTCTGCTTGGATGCAACCGATGAGACAACGCAACTGATCACCGACCTGTTAAGTCAGTCTGAAAGCATTATCCGTGACTCGGTCGACAAGACCAAGCCGATTGCCAGCTATGAGCAGGACCCGATCTTTATCAGGGCTACTAAAACGCTGTGTACCCAGCTGTACTATGACCGTACACTGACTAGCGGGATGTCGATAGGCTTGCAGATGATGATCAATCACTTAAAAGGCGAGGTGGGAGCAGATGGCTACAAGCCGAACAGTACCGTATAGCTATCAGCCATATCAGATGCGGTACACCGCAGAGTTTGGCAGTTTTAACACGGTTGATAATGGCATGGGCATCTCGATGCTAACTTTTGTCAGCCAGTTTAAGCTGCACTATGCCCGTGTCAGCCAAACGATCAGTCAAAAGCATGAGGCACTCGGCACGGATTTTGAAAACACTCAGATTCTGGCCGTACGCCATGACAAACGACTGACCGATAAGCTGGCTGTGCGGATTGATGGCAAGGTATACAGCATCGTGGATTTGTCGGTGCGGGATGACACCTATCTGTCATACGATCTGATCACTATCAAGCGCTATAAAGCGGGTGGTCAAGATGGCTGATGACATTGAGATGGACCAGTTTCTTGAGCAGTGGCTCGAGGACGTTAAATCAATCTCGGTTGACTTAACGCCGAAAGATCAGGCTGAAATCACGAAAGCTGGTGCAAAGGTGATGGCTGAACGGCTGACCGAAGTTACCAATGCCAAGCACCGCTCCCGCCACAACGACAAGGTGTACGGCCACGCTGCCGACCATATCTCGTATATGGATAAGGACGTGGACGGTGATACCAATGGTGCATCCACAGTGGGGTGGGACAACCACTATCATGCGATGAACATGATGCGCTTGAATGACGGCTATAAGGGATATCCCGGCGACCATTTCGTGACAAATCTGCAGCAGGACAAGGCGACCAGCGAGGCCGTCTTAAAGGCTGAAAGCGACAAGTACCAAGAGCTGATCAACGACAAGAAAGGGGATGACGACTGATGCTGGCAACGAAACGGGCTAAAGAGCTGATCCAGACTGGAAATTTTAAGAACGTTGACGCTGTTTACATTGGCGTTATCCCGCAGTCTGAGATCACACGCACTGACCGGACGATCATACTGATCACGGATGTGCGTACCGATTTGGCACTTAATGGCAACCTGGACTTCCACGCTCTTGACAAAGAGGTAGAGGTCCAGATTTTTTATGCGCTCGATGCCGATGATCCCGATGATTTTGAAACGTCACTGATGCATCTGTTCGTGCGCAATGGCTGGACGATGCTTGACAATCACGGTCATACGGTTGACCCCAAGACTTATCAGGTCACACAGACCTACTACTTTGACTACTACGAACTCGAAAAATAGGAGGGCAAAACATGTTACTTCACGGTATTACAACCGCGTGGGTTTTTCTTAAATCCACCGACGGTAAAAGTTTGTTGACTAAGACAAACGGGCTGTCTGACAACGGCTTGCTGGAACTGGGCCATGACGTGCTCGGTGTGGCATCTGCCGAAATCAAGGGCCTGGATGGCTCTAAACTGGAAAAGATCTCAGGCAACAACACAGTTCAGTACAGCTATGCTGATCCGTTGAACCCAACGGTTGCTCTGACGGTCAATAGCCTTAAGATGGCTACTTATGCCAAATTGATTGGTCTGGAAAAGAAGGGCACTGGTTGGCAGATGGCTGACAACAAGCCAGTCGGTGGCTGTGTCATCAAGGCACCGCATATGACTGATAACGGCTATACGTACTTCTGTTTCCCAAGCGGCAACTTTTTAGGCGGCGACAAGAAGCTTGATTCGGATACTGACTCAAAGAAGACGCCAGTAACGGACTCATTGAGTTTTGCCGCGATTGATGATCCTAACATCAACGATCTGTATCGGATCTACGACACCACCGACACCGACTTTACAGACGAAGACACGATGTTTAAGGAAATTTTGCCAGATTACGTTAAGGCGACTACGGCTAATCCACACGCCTAATGGTTAAAGATCGCCTACGAAAGCAAACAGTACTCTTTGAGGGCGGTCGATAGAGGAGAGATAAAATGAAGCTTTATATCAAACTTTTTAACCGCAAGTTTGACGTGTCGACGTCTAATGGCAACGTTCGGCGCGTCTATGAGATGCAGTTAAAAATCGCTAAGGTTCAAGCTGAAAAAGATATTTTAAAGCGGGCAGAAGAAGAGCTGGAACTGGTCCAAGAACTGCCAAAGTTTCTCGGCATCATGCTCAAACTTAACAAACAGCAGCTTAAACAGCTTGACAATATGGACTTTGAGGCCACGCAAGACGCGGTTGGATATATCTGTCAACGTATCTTAGGCCGAACCAATGAGCAGATTGCCGAAGAGGAAAAAGAAGACCCAAAAAAGTAAACTGGAAAGCTCGTGTGTGGTATCTGCAGAATGCAATTGAAGACCTAGACAACAACGAGCGGGAAATGCTGATTCAGCTGCACTGGACGATAGATCAGTACGAAAATGCTGACTACTACCGTCTAGGTGAGGTTATGTCAGCTAAGGCACGTGATGATCGTGCGGTCGACCCATTGCAGTTTGTAAAAGGAAGGAGAGCGGACAATGGCTAAGATCAGCAACGTTATGGCGACTAAGGTCGCACTGGATTTAGTGGACGCATCGAAGTCAGTCCGCAATCTGACAGCGGAAGTCAATGCATCGACCAAAGCCTGGCAGGCACAAGAGGCCAGTCTTAGATCTGCCGGTGACTATGTCGGCGCGGCTAAGGCACGACTTGATGGTCTGGGCAGTGCAATTGATGCACAAAAAGAAAAGATTTCTGCTCTGCAGGAAAAACAGGAGTCAATGAACAATATCAGCCAGGAAACGGCTGAGAAGTTTCTGAAGCTTAAAGAGCGTATCGAACAGCTTAAGACCGAACAGGCCAGTCTTGACGATGTTACTGGTCGAAACAAAGACAAGTACGAGTCGCTTGGCGCCGAAATCAGCCGTTTGGAAGCTCAACAAAGCAAGCTCGATGTGGGCACGGTCAAGCAAGCCGAGACCTATCTGCGCTATGGCGCACAAGTCAACCAGGCTAAAGCCAAGCTGGCAAGCATGGAGGCTCAGCAACAGCGGGCCGAACAGCAGCTTGAACTGCAAAACAGCGGCGTGCTGAAGCTTAACGCGTCTATGCGGGCACAATCGGCGCTGTTCATGGCGCATGCTGAGCGTTTGCAGGCTGAAGGCCGGCAGTACCAGGCAATGGGCGTACAGGTTGACGGTCTGGAAAACAAGATCAATCAGCTGAGAGCAATCCAACAGCGTGAGATGCAGATGCTCGACTCTACGCGTCAGCGGATGGGCGAAAACTCGCAAGAGTATCTCAAACAAGCAACTCGTGTGGAAGAACTTGGTACCAAGATTGCGCAGACGCGGTCTAAGATCAACGAACTTAACGAGACCATGAAGGCTACACCGCATACGTGGCTTGACGGCATGAGTGCTCGTTTGGATGGTCTGCAAGGCAAGGCTGACCGAGTGAGCCACTCGTTCGGTAGCATGTTTCTGGCAAACACAGCGGCTAACCTGTTTTCGGGCGCGCTGGCAACTATTCAGGCTCACTTTACGGAGCTGATCGCCAGCGGGGTACAGTATGACGTTACTCAAGAAAAAATGCTTGCCACGTGGGATACGCTGACCGGTTCGGCCGGCAAGGCTAAAGGCATGGTCAACACGGTCAATGATTTGTCAGTCAAGACCGGTCAAGCCGTTGACACTGTGGACGAACTGGAACAAGGATTCTACCACCTGCACTCGTCTAAGAGCCAGGCAGACGGGCTGACCAGCTCCATGCTTAACATGGCTGACGCGGTCGGGCTTAACAAACAGCAGATCGGTGACGTATCGCAGGATATGGTTCACGCTATGGCGACCGGTAAGGTTACGCAAGGCGAGCTTAACCAAATCGGTGCCTACTTCCCGATGATCGATGAAGCGCTGGCTAAGCACTACCATACCAGCGTTGCCGGTATGCGTCAGATCGCGCACGCAGGTAAGCTTGACGCTGACACGTTCCAACAAGTGTTTGAGCAGTTGGAGAACGGCAAGTACAAAGATGCTGCCGAAAAAATGATGGGCACCTTCTTCGGTATGGAGCGGACGATTAAAGCCCGTGTGCCAGCCCTTGTCGGCGACATTGTCGAGCCATTCAAAAAAATGAGCAATCCGCTGCTTGAGTCTGTATCCAAGTGGGTATCGGACAAGCGTACCGAAAAACTGTTTACTCAGTTTGGTAAACACCTGATGGAGGCGTTTAATAAAATTACGACTGCATTTGGTGGTAAGAAGATCAACGTCAGCGATGCACTGACTGGCGGAATGGAAGCTGCTACTCATGCCGTTGACCGGTTCGCTAAAGTGGTGTCATCGCACCATACGCAGATCAAGGAATTTTTTAGCTCGTTTAAAACTGGCTCAGCTGCAAGCCTTAAGATTTTTGCCAACGTCATGCTTGACTTGTCTAAAGTACTATTGCCAGTTCTGGATGAGCTGGCTAAATATCCAAAGACCACCGCAGCGGTAGTTACATCACTCCTGCTGGCAAGCAAGGCTGTTAAAGGTTTGTCTGTGGCTGTCGAGGGACTGCAGATCATGCGGACGGTCGGCTCAACGATCGGCAGTTTTACGACTAAGATCAAAAACATCCCTAGTCGCAAAATCACTCGCATCCAAGTTGACGGTGCCAAGTCCACACGGGATTTGGAAGCCTACAGCCGGCGTCTGGACCGCATTCCGAAGTCCAAGACGACTAAGGCAATCGTCAACACGGCATCTGCCGAAACCAGTCTGACACGGCTGGGGACTAAGGCAACTGCATCTGGCAAGCTCGGCTTGAAAGGGCTCAGCTTGATCGGGCGTGGTGCCAAGATTGCGTCAGCCGGGCTTGACTTAGTCGGTGGTCCAGCGGGTGGAATCATGCTTCTCGTGCAGGGCTTGACGATCGTATACCAGCATGACAAAAAGTTCCGCAAGTTTGTCAATGGTTTGGCAAGCTCGGCTAAGTCAGCGATGGGTAAAATGGGCAAGGCCTTTGAGTCTGGCGCTAAGTCGGCAATCTCGTGGACGAGCAACATGTGGGATCGTGTCAAAAAGAGCTATCAGCAGGGCCAAGCTCAGACTCAACAACAGACTCTGCAGCATGCGCGTCAACAACAAAAGGCCTGGAACGACATTCGCAACAACGTCACCAACACGGCGCAGGATATGATGCACAAAGCCGGCAATGCATTTAGCAACGGCTACAACGACATCATCAACAATACGTCTAACTGGCGGAACAATGCATCTAACCTTTGGCACGATGCGTCAAATAAGATCTTAAACACGGCCAGCGATTTGCGGTCCAACTCGACTAACATTCTGTCAAACATGCACGACAAGCTGTCTGGCATTCAGGACACTGGCTTAGGCCATATGCTTAATGGTTGGAAAGACCACTTCGGCCACGTCATCGAAACGATCACTTCCAACGGTAGTCCAATCCATGATGCTTTTAAAGGGCTTTTAAACGGTTTGCTAAGCCCGTTTGAAAATCTGATCAACGGTATCATCAAAGGTATCAACTGGGTCCTGGACAAGGTCGGCGGTGACAGTCATCAGCTTGGTACTTTTTCGATTGGAAAGCTTGCCAACGGTACGCCGGGCGGTGGTCTGCTCCATGACCAGGTAGCACTGCTTAACGATGGCTCTGGTCCTAACTTCCAAGAGATGGTCCACTTCCCGTCTGGCGAAACGGTCATGCTCCCACCAGAGCGCAACTTGATGATGTTTCTGCCGGCACAAACGGAAGTGCTTGACGGCGAACGGTCAGCACAATTGGCACCGATGATGGGTATCAGCCACTATGCCAATGGTGCTGTGGGCGACTTCTTCTCATCTCTGTGGGATAAAGGCAAGGACGTTGTCGATTTCGCTGAGGATATCCTTAAAAAGCCGGTTGACTTCATGGAGTCCGTCTTTAAGCACTTCATCTCGGGCAAGTCTGACAATGGCGGTTTCTTCAGTGTTCAGCTGCATACCAGCCTGCCAGTGTTCTTCGCCAAGTCGATGGCTGACTGGGTTAAAAAAGAAGTCGACAGTCTGGCCGTTGATGCACACGGTCCAGTTTCTAGAGATCAGTTCGCAAAAATTGCCGAGTCGGCTGCACGCTTAATGCACCAAAAAATCAGCGATAGCGACATTACACGTCTTTACTGGCAAGGTTTTGTCGAATCCGGCGATGGTGCCAACATGGGAGCTGGCGTTGATGACCATGATGGTACGGGACGGCCTTTGGGTTTCTATCAGTACAAACGGCGTACCTGGAACTCTTGGGCAGTTCCTGGTCACACTAACATCAACAGCATTCTTGACCAAACGATGGCTGTTCTTAACGACTCAAACTGGCGTTCTGACTTAGCCCCACTTGGTGTCAAAAGAGGATGGGGACCAACAGGCCATAAAATGTTTGCCAACGGTGGTATTGCTACTCAACCGTCAATCTTTGGCGAGGCAGGCGCTGAAATGGCAATCCCGCTGGACAGCATGAAGTCATCCCGCGCGTGGGAGCTTATGAGACAAGTCGTTGCCTACTATGGTGATACTAACACCACTCGGACGGCCACGATTGACACTCGAAACTTGTCGCAACAGATCCAAGAACTGATCGAAGTCGGCAAGGCTGTTTTGGCAGTCAATGGTGAACAGGTCCGTGCCATCAAAGGCATCAACGGCTATGACAAGACACGGGTCTATCATCAACAACGTACTGACATGGACTTAGCCAATTTTCAGTCGTTCGTGTAACGCACTGAGTTGGACAACTACCCACTAAAATGCTTTTCGATGCGTCTGAGAGGGGATGTATATATGCAACGACCGACAATGTGGATTAAACTGCCGGGCCAAAATGAAATCAACTGCGAAAGCATCACCAAAGGACTGCGGTTTCTTCAGGACGATTCTGATCCTGGAGTAACCAACTCCTATCTGACTGATGCCGGTCTTGACGGCTCACTTTTAAGCTATCAGTCAATCGCCAAGAATACGATCAACGCCAACTTTTGGTTGCACTTTGGCGACTGGTATGACTATAAAATGAAGAAGCATTCGATTGCCAAGTTCTTTGCACAAAAAGGCCTGATGCGAATCAGAACCGATGCTGAGCCGGCAATCGTCAAGTACGTGTATGCCGGGAGCTACTCAATCAAGCCAGTGCAGGACTACGCGCACGAAGCACTGTTTACGGTAGCTTTCGACAATCCGACTGGCATCAAGTACTCGCTTGGCTGGTCGGACGATGAGATGACGTACGGCAACGGTCTCTGGCAGGCCGGGATGAATCTGCCAAATGGCAAGCATCTCGACTACGAGTATATCGGCCAGCGGTCTTTTAAGATCTATAACGCAAGCGATATCACGGTTGACCCGATACAGCGCCATCCGATGCAGATCATCGTCAAGAACACAACGGGCCAGGTAGAGATATCCAACCAGACAACCGGCACGTCAATCGCCTATCGTGGTCATCTGACTGCAAGCGATGAGCTAACGTGGGATGGCGTCAACTGCTATCTTAATGGCGAGCTGGCTAACAATGACACTGACTATACGTATCTGACACTGGCGCCTGGATACAACGATATCCACGTATCCAGCACGTCAGATGCCGACATACGTTTCCATTTCAAGTTTTTGTACCTAGATTAAGGAGGGACGACAATGACGCCACTTGATGCGATCAATCAGCATCGCTATACGTACTTTGGCTTTAAGGACGTGTCAACGGCTGATCATCCCTACCATTATCTGCCGGCACTCTGCTACTCCGACAATCTGACCAACTGGAATGTCGTGCAGTACTACCCAGAGCTGGGGGACTGTGGTGCGCAGTCGGTTGCTAAGATTGGTGATTGGTACTACGTGATCGCAACCGGCTATCTGATGCGGACCAAAAACTTTGTCGAGTTTGAAAAGCTCGACAATCCGCTAGACAAACAGAGTGAGTTCAAACACGTGTGGGCACCAGAGATTTTTTCCGATATCGATGGCAACTACCACGTGGCGTACTGTGCGACTAAAGATGACTCTGAGATAACGGGCTTTGAACTGTACGTCGCTGACATGACTGCAGACGGTCGCTTGAGCAAGCTACAGCAGAAAATCACGTTCTACGATGGTCAGTTAGGTAACGTGCGTCAAATCGATCCAAGCATCGTGCTTTATAAAGGCGTCTACTATCTGGCAACGTCAGGCGACTATCTCTACAGTGCCACGCACTATCTGGGGCCTTATCAGCGGGTTAAGGCTAACTTCACGCCGACACCGCAGTTTTATGGCGATCAGTGGTGTGGGAATGACGGCTGGACGGAAGCGCCGGAATTGGTCAAAGATGGCAACTTTTTGAGACTGTTTTCCGATATGCCGGCTAAGCATGGCTATGTATATCGATCTGCAAATCTTAGCGACTTGGGCACGTGGTCAGCTCGCTCACAAACCGTCTGCGTGGACTTTGACATGCGTCATGGATGCTTTATGGTCAATCCTAACGTTGAGCCGGCTTTATATAAAGCGGAAATCAACTATGACAACAAGTTTGACCCTACGATGACGATCAAGGCGCTCCACAACGACCAGGTCGTACCGCTGACATGCTATGAGTGGACTGGTTTCCAATATCAGTATGCCAACAACCAGACCAACCAGATCCAGTTTAATGCCTATGATGACGGCTCACCAAGCTGGCCGATGATCCAGCTGGAAAGTTTAATTACTTTTAACGACGACTGGTTTGTCGTTAAAAACATCCAGCCAACCATGCAGGGCTCCGATATCGTACAGGTGACGGCAATCCAGTACGTCAACAGTCAGATTGCCACGATCCACCAGTACAACACTCAGCAGGGTACGCTGACCATGCGACCGGACGATATCTTAAAGTACTGGCTCAACGACAGTACGGTCAATCCGAATAACAAGTTTACCTATAACGTTATCGGCAATTTTGAGCCGCATCGCGTGGAAAACTTGGGCAACGGCTCGGGTAAGGACATGCTGTCTAAGATCACTGAACTGTGGCCGTCTGCCGTTATCTATCCACAAAAGAACCAGATCAACGTGGTCAGCGCTGACGCCTTTACCAAGCCAACGCAGAAACGTATCGACTATATCCGCGACACGTCTGAGATACAGATGACGCAGGACTCAACCAACATCGTCAACATGGTTCGCTGTATCGGTGCAACCAAGCAGAGCGATACTTCAACCGCCGCTACCGACTCTGGAGGAGTGCAGCTGACCGAGTCAGAGACCACGCAGACAACGGGCACGAACCGTACGGCCGAGTTTCAAGCCGATGCCAAAAAGTATCTGGGCGTACCGTACAAGTGGGGTGGACACGATAAGTCCAACCCGTATGCGGGGATGGACTGCTCAGGCTTTGTCAGCCAGGTCTACTACGACTTCGGCATCAACGTGCCACCACAGACGGTACAGATGGAACCCTACTTCTACCAGGTCAGCGATCCTAAATGTGGGGATGTCGGTTTCTACGGTCCACACGGCAGTACGCATCATATCTGTCTGATGCTTGATGCCAATACCATGATCTACGAGCCTGAGCTTGGTGAAGTCTGCAAGATAGCGCCAGTAAGCTCATATCCGCCGGACTGGTATGCACGCAACAACAACATCCAAGCCAAGATCAACCAGCAGAAGACCACAACGGTTGACAATGCCAACATCACGTTTACCGACAACTATCAGTCAGGCACCTACAATAGTGAGGAGCAGTACTACTTCGAGCCGTTTATGGTGATCGACAACGACAGCATCAATGCGTGGGGGCCATATCCCGCTACGTCTGATCTGCAGGATGACCGGTTCACCGATGCTGATGCGATGCGTGCTTATGCTAAGACGCAGTTGTCGCCAGACCCGACCATATCGATCGTGGTTACGCTCAACAGCAATGCCAAACCGATTGCCGGTGAACAGGTACGGCTAAACATTCAACCACGCCATTACAGCACCAATGTGACGGTGGTTGGCTGGACGTGGTATCCGTTTGACCCCACACAGGGGACGCAGATCACGTATGATAATCTGCCGGCTACGATACTTAACAATCGTGCCGCTATGCGGACTCTGGCAGATGTCGAGAAGATGGCACGGACGGCGCTTGCCAACATGCCACAGGTTTTTTACTCGAGCGAAGACCCTACAGCCAAACACAACGTTAAAAATGGTGCGATTTGGATTAAACCGATAAACCAAGAAACAGGAGGCGACGCAAAACATGCCGATGGATAACGTGACACTCGAAAACACTCAGCAGTCGATCAGCAGTCGTGACGCCAAGTCGGTTGCATCCGTGATGGTCAATGGTAAATGGGTTAACCTAAGCGACACGTTGGAACAAGCCAATGTCAAGTCGGACGTAGGCACGGTTTCTAAGCAAGTGGCCGAACAGCAGACAGTAATAACTAGCGCGGTTGCACAGGCTGACAGTGCCGTAGCATATGCCAATGAGGCAATCAAAAAGTCACGAGTCA